AAGACGGCAGATCTGACTAGGATACTGCGCCGCTGTTCAGCAGTATAGTATATTACCATATCAGGCCGGGTTTTACAACTGTTTTATGCAAGATATTCTGTATATTTCCTGTTCTATGCACCGCCGAAACAGGTGGACATCCCGCCGTGCGGATGGTATAATGGCTGTGGACAAGAGAAAGGAGCCGCCTATGAACGACAAGCGCAAGTACCTTTTCTGGCTGATCCCCGCCGCACTGGTGCTGCTGGCCGTCCTGTTTTTCCTCTATCCCCGCCGGGTGGACGTGATCCTGCACCTGCCGGAATCGGCGGCGGATATCCACGATGTCTCTTTCCGGCGGATCGAGCCTGACCATGAGACGCTGGCGTATTTCTGTCAGGACTACACCCTGACGGCGGAGCGCGAACCGGAGCTGCTGCAGGAGGTCTGCGACTGGCTGTACGCCGCGCGGCTCAACCGGCCCATGCCCGGCAGCGGCGTGCTGCACGATCCCGGCGTCATGTATATCCTGTACGCCCAGCCGGCGGACAACACCGTGTCCGCCACCATTCATATTCTGGAGGATGGCCGGGCCGTGGTGAACGACGTGCTCTACCGCCTGCGCCAGAAGGATATGGCGGCACTGAACGCCATCTACCAGCATCTGAACACCATCTACGACTGATGAGCACCCCAAAAGTGCCTGCCGGCTTGACCGGCAGGCACTTTTTTGCGCCGACGCACATACAATGACCTGTAAGATCATGATAAGGAGGTCTGTCATGAACGAACAGGACATGATGCAGAAGCTGAAAAGCGACCCCCGGGCGCTGAAGTCCGTCATGCAGTCGTCGGATGGGCGGGCGCTGCTGGGGATGCTCTCCGGCGGCGACAGCGCCGCCCTGGGACGCGCCGCCCAGCAGGCCGCCGCCGGCGATACGTCGGCGCTGTCCGCCATGCTGCAGCAGGTGCTGTCCACGCCGGACGGCGCGGCGCTGGTGCAGCGTCTGGAGGATTCCCTGCGCCGGTAAAGAGAGGAGGGCCGCGGCATGGCCGAGCTGGATGAAAAACTGAATGCGCTGCTGTCGGATCCGGGCAGCATGACCCAGATCATGCAGATGGCCCAGCAGCTCTCGGCCACCATGGGCAGCAGTCCGGAGGCTGCGGCCCCGGCACAGCAGCCGCCGGTGCCGCCGGCACCTCCCGCGGCGCTGCCGCAGCCGCCGCTGGGAGGGCTTGACCCGCAGGTGCTGGCGCGGTTCCTGCCGCTTTTGCAGGAGTACAGCCGCTCCAACAGCCAGACCATGCAGCTGCTGTACGCCCTGCGGCCCTTTCTCAAGGAGAGCAAGCAGGACAAGGTGGAGCGGGCGGCGCGGCTGGCCCGTCTCATCCATCTGGGCAAAAAATTTCTGACGGACTGGGGGGACGGCCATGTATAACCGCTATATCCGGGGCGACGGCGGCACCTATACCCGGGTCAGCGCGGAGGACGCGCCGCTGCCGCCGCCCAGCGCCCAGCGTCCGCCCGCACCTCCACCGCCGCCGGCGCCGCCGGGAGGTGCACCGCCTGACGGGCGGCCTCCCCACGGCCCGCCGCCCCCGCCGCAGCCGTCTCCGGAGCGGGGCATCCTCAACGGACTGCTGGAGAAGCTGCATCTGTCCGATCTGGACGCCGGGGATATCCTTTTGCTGCTTTTGCTGTTCTTCCTGTTCCGACAGGAGGCCGACGAGGAGCTGCTCATCGCCATCGGCCTGCTGCTCATTCTGTGAATGGCAGATATTGCATTTGCAAAAGGGTTACAAATCGGTTACAATGACGTTGTCCTTGCAAGGGAAATACACATAGGAGGTACAGCAATGTTCTGCAATTTCGACTGCGCTTCCCTGCTGAAGCTGCTGTGCGGTTTCTTCGGCAAGTGCTGACGTACATACGCACATACAATATCCCCCGACCGGTGTCGGGGGATATTTATTATTTATATTATGAACAAAGGTGGCCGCAGGCCGGGATGACCGGTCTGCGGTCCCTTTGTTCCGTCAGCTGTCGAAGGACGGGTTGATAAAATAGATATTCTTCTCGCTCATGCGATCCTTCGCAAGACGCAGTCCCTCCCCAAAGCGCTGGAAATGCACGATCTCCCGGGCGCGCAGGAACTTGATGACATCGTTGACATCCGGGTCGTCACTGAGCCGCAGGATGTTGTCGTAGGTGACACGGGCCTTCTGCTCCGCTGCTAAGTCCTCGGTCAGATCGGCGATCAGGTCGCCCTTGACCGCCATGGACGCCGCGTTCCACGGGAAGCCGGCGGCTGCGGCAGGATAGATGCCGGCGGTGTGATCCACAAAGTAGGCGTCGAAGCCGGCGGTCTTGATGTCCTTCTCCGACAGATTGCAGGTCAGCTGGTGGACGATGGTGCCGATCATCTCCAGATGCCCCAGTTCCTCGGTGCCGATGTCGGTGAGCAGTCCCTTCAGCTCCGGATACGGCATGGAGTAGCGCTGGCTCAGATACCGCAGGGACGCGCCCAGCTCCCCGTCCGGTCCGCCGTACTCCATTAAGCTATGATTTTCCACAGAGTTAGGACGCGCTCCACCCGGGGCGCTTCTCTTGTTTTATTTGACTTTCTGCCGTAAAGCGTCTATTGTAAGAATATATTACCGATACATGGAGGAACGTCTTATGTCGTACCAGAGTATCGCCAGCTTCTTTTCGAATCACTTTGTAGAGTCCTGCGTCATTGTATTTCTTCTCATCTGCGTGGCCGCACGTATTTTCAACGAAATATCCGGGTTCAAACGGTTAAAGAAAGAACGCGAAGAATTGCAGACCGCAAAAGATGCTTTCGAAACTTACAAGCTATCAATACAGTCCGACAGGAAGAAGCTGGATGATGATGCCGCATCCCGCTTGCGCACTCAGCAGGCACAGTACGCAGCAAACGAAAAGCGCCTTGCTCAGCAAGAGGCTGCAATGCGCCAGAGCCTCGTACATATCCGTTCCAGTCTGCGCAAAACTCTTCTTGATGACCTTCGCGCTTTTCCTGCCTTTGCATCCCTGTCAGAAGATGACAAACAGCTCACCAGCGCCATTACCTCGGATATGTGGATATTCCCTCCGTTCGAATTTTCAGCCTGTGTAAGTTCCGGCAGTGGAAAAACATACCACACCTCGCTGCGCGGCTGCGATTGCGAAGATTTCAAATTTCGAAAGCGCCCTTGCAAACACATGATACGCCTCGGCATATCCTTGGGGCTTCTTCTCAACTACGATACAGATGCCCAGAGAATAGAACTCTCGCATATCATGACGCAAAAAAACGAGCTCCAAGCCGCACTCGCAAAAAAGGAAAAGTTCATTGCCGCGAAGGAGGAGCACCTTCGTCATTTAGAGAAAACACAAGATCAGACCTACCCATGGCTTGCCGAGCTCCGCGCCGATGCATACGAAACCGCCGACACGCAGTGGATAGATTATTTGCAAAATAAAAGCCGCCCCGCGATGCAAAAGGCCACCGAAGTCAGCAGCATCATCCACGGTGAATTGCGTCAAGCCCGTATCGCCGCCAAGCAGGCTGAGTATCAGGTACATTTTTACGAATCGCTGTTCCCTTGGCTGCTGGATTACAAAGAGTTGCCGCCCGCCGAGGCTTTCTCCTATGTGCAGGATGACTCTTCCTCTCCACCGGAGGAGGATGTTGCCGTTGCCAACAAATACCTCTCACCGCAAGAGCGGGCCGAACTCTCCGACGCGGAACGCTACCAGCTCGTCCTTGACCGCTACATCGCGCGCAGCAAAACGAACTGGGAAATTGGCATCGAATACGAACGCTACATCGGCTATCTCTGTGAACAACGCGGGTACGGCGTCACATACAACGGCGCAAGGGCAAAACTGGAGGATATGGGGCGTGATCTCATTCTGCGGCGCGGAAATGATGTAATTCTTGTTCAGTGCAAACGATGGGCCTCCGAGAAGGTCGTTCATGAGAATCATGTATTCCAGTTGGCAGGCAGTGTATTCGAATATCAATACCAGCACCCGCAGCAGTCCGTTTCCGGTGTACTGGTCACATCCACCACTCTATCGGAAGTCGCGCAGCGCTGTGCCGGCTATCTGGGTATTCAGGTTTTCTCCGGTGTCCCATTTCAGGAATACCCTCGTATCAAGTGCAATATCGGCCGCGATGGCAGCAAGATATACCACCTCCCTGTTGACCAACAGTATGATACCGCGATCATCGACAGTGATGGCGAGTTTTACGCTTCCACTGTCGCTGAAGCAGAAGCCGCCGGATTTCGCCGTGCTTATCGCTGGCGCGGCACCAATAGCACATACAAAGGATGAGGAGCCTCCCGGCCCCTCATCCTTTTCTCTTACCCTTGCCTCCGCAGGAATGGATTCGTCTGTGCTGCCTCGCGCTTCTGCATGGCTCTGACAAACGGATTCTCCGTCTGTGCGGTCTGCGCCGTCTCCCTCCGCTGCATGGCCCGCACGAACGGATTCTCAGATGCGGTCGCGCTCCCGGAACCGGATGCCCGCAGGAACGGATTGTCCGCCGTCTTCCGCAGGAAGGGATTGCCGCTGGAGCCGGTGCCGGTGCCGAGGAAGCCGGCAAGGCTCTGCTTCCATTCCGGTTCTTCCTCCGGCTGGCTCTCCCGGTCGACCACAGCCAACGCCAGACGGTTGGCGGCGGCCTCCGTCGATACCCCCTGCACCCACGGCGCCTTGTCGTGGGTCTTCTTCGACCAGCCGTTCATGTAGTACAGTGCGTCCTTCTGATAATCGGTCAGATCCAGCATATGGATGGCGTACAGCTTCTCCGTCCGCCCGGACAGGCCGCTGCTGATGACCTTATACTGGTAGAACTGCTCCGGCGTGATACCGGCGCCGCTCTCCAGCTCCGCCTGCTGCTCCAGCGTCGTGTCGCTGGCCATGTCCGCGAAATAGATCTCCGCCTGCGCCGTCAGATCCAGACCGGAGCTTTGCAGCCATTCAAACTTCTGCGTGGCCGCGCTCTTCTCCGCCGTGGATTTGATGTCCTTGGTGCCGAAGTAGTAGGTGTAGAAGTCGTCATAGCTGACGCCGTTGGCCTTAGCCGACTTGGCCCGCTCGTACACATCCTTGTTGTAGGTCTGAAGGGCATACTCCGCGCCGAAACACTCCTTGTTGGCGGCACGGTAGGCGTCCTTCGCCTCCATCCCCTGCTGCAGATACTTCTCCGCGGCGGCGCGGTAGGATTCCTCCACCGCCAGCGCATTCTTCTGGATACCGGTCACGACAGCCTTCAGCTCCCTGGTCTTCTGCCGCTTCTCCTTGTCGGACAGGTCGGAGGACTCCACCTCACGGATCTCCTTCCACAAGTCGGAGCAGGCGGATTGCTGCTTGCTCCAGAACCGGCTGACCACCGCCGCCGTCTCATCGCCGCCGTTCTTGGCATAGGTCAGCGCGTCCGCTTCGTCGAAAAAGTCACCGCTCACCCGGTTGCTGGTCACGGCGTCCGTGGTAAAAGCCTTTGCGAACATCCCCCGCTCGGCCTGCGGTGTCAGGATCGGCAGCAGGAAGTCGCCCACCACGCCGGTGTACTGGTCCAGCACATAGTTCAGCTTCTTCGGCGAGATGCCCAGCGCACCGCCCACGGCCTTGGAAAATACGTCCGTGCTGCTGTCGTACCGCTGGCCCGGTGCGTAGCTCTGGAGCCGCTGGTTCTCGATGTCCCCGCCGTACCACGTCCGTCCCGGGCTGTCCGGATCCAGCAACGCCGAATCCACCAGCGCCGACGCGATGTTGCTGGTCAGCGGATTGGCCGGTGCCACCTGATTGCCCATGGTGTTCAGCGTGGCGATGAGGTCTACGTCCCGCCCCTGCACGTCGTCTGATACGCGGTCTGCGGTGATGCCCAGCAGCGACAGCTCCCGGCCCTTGGGGATCTTCAGCCAGATGCCGTCCTTCAGCTTGAACATGTAGTTGGTGTCCTTGTCACTGTCCCGCAGGTCGTCCCACTCCTCATCGTCGTGGTACAGCAGCGAGTTGATGAGCGTCGGCGCGATGCCCAGCATGGCGGCCCGGCCGATGAGCTTGGCCCACTCCCGGCCGCCCTTCGTCTCCGTCACACGCCGGATCATCTTGTCGAACCCCTGGATGCCCGGATTCAGGAACGGTACATAGTTGGCGTTCAGCACCTTGCCCAGCGTACCGGCCCTGCCGAAGTTGACGGTCACATCCGCCGCCGCATAGAGGGCGTCCGCCAATGTCTCCGAGTTGACGCCGCCCTTTTCCAGCACGCTCATGAACTCCGCCAGACGGGGCGCCTGCTCTGTGGACATGTTCAGCGACTCCAGCCGCGCCATGAGCTTCCCTGCCTTGCTGGTGGGCTCCTTCACCGTACCGGTGGCGTAGTCGAACACCGAGGAGTAAGAGCCGCCCAACGCCTTGTACATCTGCCAGTATTCGCCGTTGTTTTTGATCTGAGCCAGCGCCCGGGGATAGTTCCGCAGGAACGCCTTGCCGTCCCGGGTGTACAGGCCCGCCGTCTGCAGGTCGCGCACCGTGTTCCGCACGAGGAACGTGGGATTGTAGCCGGTCACAAGGGACTTGAACAGGTTGTTGCTGGCGCGGATGACCTTCGTCAGGGTGTTGCTCTCCGCCGCATCCGGTGACAGGGCCTTCAGCGCATCGAAAAGGGTGTCGTCTACCGTCAGTTCCCACAGCTTACCGTCCCGGAACACTGTAAAGGTCTTATCCTTTGCAAGCGGCTGACTGCTTACATCGTTCAGCGTATCCGGGTCAAAATCGCCGCCGTCAAACTCCTGCGCCTCCTTGATGTACCGATGCACCGCCGGCGAATCCCCGGCGCTCATGTAGTCGTCCAGCATACGCTGGCCGAACCGGTTCTTGCTGCCCTCGCGCACCACCTTCATGGTCTGCTTGCCCAGCGCCTCGTGCAGGGGTACAAGTTGCTCCGTGCCGCCCTGTGCGCGGCCCACGGTCCTGCCGATGCGCACGGTATTCCGATCCCGTCCCGCGCCGGCGTCGCCGTCCGTGACACGCAGCGTCGGCACATAGTTGGGGTAGAACTCCTTCAGGAAGTCCGCGTTCTCCTGCGTCATCAGACCGCTGTCCACCCGATACTGCATCAGGTTGTCGACGTAGCGCCGTACCTGCTGCCGGTAGCCCTCGAACTCCGGATGGGCCTGCAGGGCACGGCGCACCCGTTCCCGGCTCACGTCCGCCGTGACATCCACGCCGAACACCGGCTTGTCCTTGATGGCGTCCGCCCGGTCCACGGCCCGCAGCAGCTGCATCCGCTGTCTGGCCAGCGCCGCCGTGTCAGGGTCCGGGTCCTCTGCCAGCCGCCGGAGCTGTGCCTCTGTGTCCGTGCGGATCTCCGGATGGTCTGTATCGAACTCCCGCAGCGCCGCCCGGGCCTCCAGCATGGCCCGCTCCTTGTTCTGCGACAGGCTCATGCGGTCGATGTTGTGCAGATTAAAAAGATACATCTGGAACTCGTGGTAGTAGTCCTCGCCCTTCTGCCGGATGGGAGAAAAGATGGCGTTCAGGCTCTCTCCTACCTTCTGAGCGTTCACGTCCGTCTGTGCGTCCGCGATCATGCTGACGCCCGCAGAGGCCGAGGCCCGCGCCTGGTTGTAGAACTGGTAGAGATACGGGTCGTTAACCGCCTCCGACACCTTGCTGACGCTGTGCCCGGCGTCCACCATTTTACGGTACAGATAGCTCCACGCCTCCCGCGCCTTCTCCCCGGCACTCTTCCTCTCCGGCACCGTGTGGTCCGTCACCATCGACTCTGCGGCGCGGATGCGGTCCTCGCGGGAACCGATGGGGTCTGCCTGATCCGCGTACAGCCGCACAAGTTCGTCCAGATCGGCCTGCGTAGTCTGCTCCACCGTCCGCTCCGGAGGGGCCTCCTGCCGCTCCAGCCGCCGGAGCTGCGCGTCATACACCGCGTCCGACACCGTGTACGGGTCATCCCCGATGATGTTCTCATCCCGGGCCAGCTGCTCCATGTAGCTGTTCTGTTCCGCCGCGTCCTGTGCCGATACCGGCTCCGCCGTCACCTCTGGCGGCGCCATGCGGTCAGATCCACCGTACAGTGCCTGCCACGGCACGGCGTCCTCCGGTGCTGCGTCGCCGGTGTCCCGCCGATACAAGCCGTTCTCCTGCACCGTCCGCCCACTGTCCACGCCCGCCATCTCCTCGATGCTCCGCCCGGTGGAAAGCTGCTCCCGCCCCACGGGGCCGGTGTACTGGCCCTGCACCTCATCCAGCCACGCCACATCGTCAAGCGGTACGCGCTTGCTGTAAACATGCCCGTCTCCGGCGTAGTTCTGTGCTTCCATATAGGACGGCGTCACGAAGGTGCCCTGTGTGATGGGATAGCTGCTGTAAACTGTCATGTAGCCGCTGTCCAGTGCCCGCTGCACGTCACCTGCGCGGAAGTCCGGTGTCACATCATCCACGCCGCCGAAGTTGTCAATAGCCTCCCCGTATGTGAGGATATCCTCCGCGCTGCGTATCCATGTGTGCGCACCAAGCGCCGCGTCGAAGGGATTGCTCTGTTCGATGACCGCCAGCTGCTCCGCCTTCCGGTCTGTTTCCGCTATGGTGGAAAATGGTATGCCGCTGATGTTGACATTCGTACCATTGTAGGATATACTGCCAATAGAGCCATTCTGCAGAAGCTGCTGGGACGTCATTGTAAGCCCAGCGAGGCGAAGAAGCGGGATGACTCTTTTTTCATCCGCATGCAGGACCTCACTGCTCTCGATAAAGGATGCCAGATTCTTCTTCGTGTACGCGCTGTTTACTTTCTGCATATCCGCCACCAGCAGGCCGTTTTCATATGGGCGCAGATCCATTACCGCCATAACAGGCTGGCCGTTCTGTGCCTTTACAGACCCAAACAGGATCACCCGACTTGTCTTGCCAGACTTCCCACTGCCCTTACTTTTCAAGACGAGGATGGGGTCTTCCAGTATCTCCGGGAGGCGCTTTATCTCCTCCAAAGTCATCTCCGGGTGTTCCTGCAGGATCGTGTTGACTTTTTCGCTTTGTATGTAGATATCACTTTCCGCCGCACCCAGTCCCTGCAGCACAGGTCCTGTGCTGCCAAGGTTGAATACCTCACCGTCCGGCATCCCGTCAGCACGCCACTGGTCAATGTTGCTTCGATGGAACGGATTGATGTCATACTGCGTCCCCCTGCCCTGTGTTCCGGCCTCTGCCTGACGCAGGGCCTTTTCATACAGGTTCTGTGCGTCGATGAGCCGCCGCTGCTCCTGCGTGCCCTGCAGCTTGGCCACGGTGTCGCGCAGCCAGTCATAGATGCGCTGGAACAGATTGCGATCCTGCACCAGCAGCCGCCGGACGGTGGCCTCGTCGGTGAACAGCTTTTCCTCCGCGAACTTGGCCACGATCTCCCGTGTGGCCCCGTCCTCGTCCAGCGTCACCCCCGCCCGGGCGTAGTCGTCCATCACCGCACGGCGCAGGGTGTCCACGTCCGCGCCCATGTCCTCCGCCACGAGCCGCATGGCCGCGTCGGAGAACTTGCCATACAGGCCGCTGCTCTCCATGTGGTGGGTCAGCTCGTGGACCAGCACCTGCCGCACCGGATCCGTGGCCGACGGGTCGATGGAGATGACGCCGTCCTGATAGCTGCCCTGCACGCCCTCCTGCATGACCCGGGCCTGCACCGTGGCGCCGAAGCGCTTGGCGATCTGTGCCGCCGTCTCAAACTGGTTCCGCTGTGCCTGCGGCATCTGCTCCAGCGCACCCAGCCACGCTGTGCGCTGCTGTGCGTCCATGCCGTTGGCGTCCACCAGCCGGGGTATCCGGGCGTACTCAGTGGGCATAGCCCGCCCCATGGCGTCCGACGCCCGCTGCGCGTTGGCCGCGCCGTCGGCGCTGAACCGGCCGTTGCGCCGCAGGTCGTCATAATAGGCGTCCTCCGCCGTCTGCGCCCGGCCCTGCTTCACACCCCGGCCCAGCTGTCCCACGCCGCCTACAAGGCCCATGGCTGCGCCCAGCAGGAAGTCATAGCCCATCTGGGCCACGTCCTCCGTGGTGAACAGATCTCCGCCGTTGTCCAACCGCAGCAGCCGGTCGGCCAGCGGGTTCAGCACGTCGGAGGTCACCTCCTCCACGCCCTCGCCCGCACCATTGACGATCCACGTCAGCAGCGCCTGCCCGGTCTTGTTCTTGGTCAGCTTCGTCACCAGTTTGTCCACCAGCTCGTCCGCCCCGGCCTTGCCGTAGATCTTCGAGAATGCACCGAACATCTTCTCCGTGAATGTCTCGATGCCCGCCGACTTCAGGCCGGCTAGAAACTGCTGCTCCTCGGACTTCCCCTGCTGCCGGGCCTCGTTGGCCGCCTGGCCGTAGGAACGCATCCCCATCATGGCAAGGCCGCTGCCGGGCAGCGCCAGATTGGCCACGGCGTCCCCCAGCATCTGCGTACCGGTCACGCCCATGTCCACCAGAAACTGGCCCACGGTGCCCGCGCCCTCCTTGGCCTCCTCCTGCGCCTGTGCGCTCTTTTCAAAAAGGCGCGTGGCAGCGTCAAAGGTGGCCTGTCTCTGCTGGCTCCGCCGGTTTTTGCGCTCTGTCTCCATGCGCTGCGTGATGGTGTTGATGTCCTCGCCGGTCTCCCGGCTCTCCCGCACGGCGCGGCCCAGATCACCCAGTCCGGAGAACTGCCCCAGATGCTGCTCTCCGGTCACCGGCGTGGCCTGTCCGGCCAGCTCCGTGACGCTGCCCGCCGTACTGAGGGCGCCCGCCTTCACGGTTTTGGCCGCGCGTTCCATCAGCTTTCCCGCACCGGTGTAGTCCCCTGCACCAAAGGCCCGGATGTTCGGCAGGTTATCCACCGTCTGCTGCGCCTTGCTCTTCGGCACCGTGACCGCCGGCACCTGCCGCTTGTTGCTGCCGGTGTCCGCGATCATCGCGCCGGTGTTCACCAGCTGTCTCCCGGTGCTCTGTGCCGCCTTGGGCTTTACGATGGGCGTGGACTGCTGCGTCGCCGACGGCGTGATGAGCTTCATGCCGCCGCTGCCGTCCGCCATGGCCACGCCGCTCTTTGTCAGCAGCAGCGGTGCCTTCAGGGTGGTTTTCTGCGCGGAAGGCAGGGATGCGCGCTGCACCCCTGCCTGCTTCTGTGTGTTCTTCTTGTTCCAGTCGTCCAGAAATTTCATGGTGTACCTCCCGACCGCTCACATGCGGCTCTGCCGGTTAACGCCGCCGTAGCTGTATCTGCTCTGACTGCTGCCCTGCGTAGCCTCCTGATAGGCCTGCCATGCCTCCGCCGCCGTCATGCCGTTGGCCGCCGCGCTGGACTGCGGGCCCCACACGCCGTCAGCTGTCACACCCAGCGCCTGCTGCATCTCCGCTACCTGCGAAGCCGACAGCCCGCCGTTGCCGTATCCGGTGTAGGAAGAACCTCCGCCATAGGACGCACTGTCTGCCGCCGCCTGTGCCGCTGCCTGCCGGCGCTGCAGCTCCAGCTGTGCCTCATACTCCCGCTGCCACTGGGCGGCACTGGCCGCCTCCTGGTCCTTCTGCAAGAGATAGTTGGCGTACTGGCTCTGCACCGAAGATTTATAGCTCGCCATCTGCTCTGCTGCCTGTGCGTCCCCCGCCAGCCGTGCGTCCGTGATGGCTTGGTCCAGGTCGGCCAGCGTCTCGATGTACTGCCGCTCCAGATCCGACACCTCGTTCTGATAGCTGGCATCCAGGGCAATGCGCTGGCTGTCTGCCATGCCGCCGTAGATACCGTTGACTGCCAGCTGCTGGTCCAGGTTCCGCTGCGACATCATGCTGCTGATGTAGGCCTGCCGGGCAGCGTCCTCATAGGCAGTGCCGGCCTGCTCCTTCTGGCGGTTGTAGCTGTCTGCCGCCTGCTTTACCCGGGACGCGATGGCCTTCTGCAGGTCGCTCTCGTACACGTCGCCGCCCACCTTCTTGTAGTAGTCCTCGTAGCTCATAGCGTCCGAGTCGCCGGTGTCATAGTCGCTCCCGCCGTAGGAGCCGCCGTCAGCTGCGGAGGGTGTGGACGTGCTCACGCCGGAGCCGTTGTCCCCGCCGTAGGTGCCGTTCTGCACGTTCTGCGCCGCGTTGCTCACCCGGCGCTTGATCTCCTCCTGCACGGCGGACTCCGTGGTGGAGCCGGAGACACCTGTCCCGCTGGCGGAGCTGCCCGCAGACCGGTTGCCCTGCAGTCGGCCGATCTGGTAGCCGCCGGAGCCTCCCAGCACATCCCGCGACAGCGCGGGCACCTTCCCCTCCGCCTTGGTCATGACGCCGTTTTTTTCATAGATATTGACGCCCGTTCCCCTGTCGCTGGACGCATTGGAACGGGACGGCGTCCTCGACGGCGTCTGCGTCACGGTACGGCTCCCTCTGTCTCCGCCGTCGATATAGGCTGCGCCGCCGGAGATGGGTGTTTTTTTCGGATTCCTGATCAAATTAGGATTCGGCATATCGTAACCTCTCTTTCACGCAAAAGGGCGCTCCCACATTTCGCGGGGGCGCCCCTGTCTGTTTACTCCCCCAGCAGCTTGCCCCAGGTGCCGCGGCCTGCGATGCCGTCCGCGCCGAGGCCGTACTTGGTCTGGAACTTCTTCAGCGCCGCCTCAGTTCCGCTACCGAAGTCTCCGTCTGCTCCGGCCGCGCCGCAGGAAAAGCCGTAGGCGATCAGCGCCGCTTGCAGGGTCTTCACGTCTCCGCCCTCCATGCCGCGCCTGAGCATCCGTACCTGCATGGGCAGCGTCGCGTCCTTCTCCGCAGGCACCGGCACCGGCGCGTTGGCGCTCTCCACGAAGGGTACGCTCAGTGCCGCGCACAGCCCCTTGGCGATGGTCTCGCCGATCAGGGTGGTGTTGTCGATGATCCACTGCGCGATGCGGGGGACATCGTGGAAGTCCGTCTCGATGTACACCGTCGTGGCGGCAGGGTACTTCACCTCGTACAGTGCGGGATACGCCCGGATGACATCCGGCGCACCCGGCGTAATCGGGCCAAGTACGTCCATTACCGCCTGACACGCCTTGTACCCTGCGCTGTTCCGGTCGCCGCTGTAACAGAACAGATGCGTACCGCTGGCCTTTCCGTTGCAGGCGTTGGAGTGGATGGGGACGTGCAAATCAGCCCCAAAGCGGTTGGACGCCGCCACACGGTTTGCCATAGTGTCGTACTGTCCCAGCATGACCTCCACGCCGGAGCGCTCCAGAGCAGCCTTGCAAGCCGCCGCGATGCGCCCGCACTGCACGTCCTCCGTGGTGCTGCCAACCGCATAGGTGTTGTGCCGCTGGTCGCTGGGCGACAGGTATACCCTCTTAACCATTGCCGCCCGCCCCCTTCAGCTGCTTGCCAATCTGGTCGATGCCGGTGGCAGCAAGGCCGCTGACGATACCCACAGCGGCGCTGGTGATGTAGTCGCTGGCCGGGTAGTCCGGGATGATGAACATGCCCGCGATGCCCAGCAGCAGGCCGCACACGCCCATAATGACCGGGATCCACTTGTTGTCGAGGCCGCTGGCCTTGACGCCCATGCCGATGAGATAGCAGATGACGGTGATGGCCGCCACGCTTGCGATGCCCAGAGATGCGATATCCATAGTTTGATTTCCTTTCCGGCCTGTCGGCCTGTCCTTTGTTTTTGACAAAATACGCCTTGCGATGTATACTCCATGCAAGGAGGTGTAATTATGGCTGTGAAGATTACACAAGAAGAATTAGCGAAGCATTTGACTGAGCAAATTGGTTTCCTCCAATCATCCGCCAAGCTCTACGACCTCGGTAACGAGACGGAGGCGAAGCGAATGGCCGTGACGCTCCGCGTCCTTTTGCACGACACAAAGGCATCATCTTCCCTTCTTGGGCAAATGCACTTGAAAAGGAAGATGCAGTTCGTAAGTACCGCTCAAAAATACGACCCCACGAACCTCCTTTCCCAGCAATGCTTAATTAAGTTCGAAC